GCGTAAACGGATCCGAATCCTCTGGGTGCCTCGCGGCTTTTCCCTGGATTCGCCTGCCATGGCCGTGCTCAGCACTTGTCGCCACGGCGCCGCCGTCACACCCGGTAACTCCGCCAGCGGTTCGGGTGTTAAACGGTGTCTTGTCTGCTCCCGTGTAGAGGCAGACACCAAGAGGACCATTCAGAACGGGCTGAGGCTTGTTCGGATCCGGTATGGCGTGCCATACTCGGAGTTGCCGGACCTTCAGCCCGACTCACTGAGTCGGTACCTCTCGTTTTTACTCCTTCAGGGGCAGGAGAGGGCCTCTGTCGTATTTCCTCGTCGTCAGTGCCGGCCTGACAGCGAGGGTCTCTGCAACCTCCAGAGACTGAGGAGACACGAGCGATGGGAGTTGGCTCAATCCATCGCGTCGATCAAACGCAACCTGCCATCGGGTTGCGGTCTCCACTCTTCATCCGCGCGGTTGTCGTGGGAAGCAACCGCGTTCTCTACCCCACCACCCGTCAATCCTCGCTACACCGCTTTCGCCCGGAAAGTGGTTAGCGAACTCTTCCCCCCTGGCTGGGACCGCGGTTATCGCGGGTCAGTCAGGGCGCACGTCCCGCAAGCGTCTCGACGCTTGGGGGGCGGCCGCGCGGACCTTTTGTGGTCTGGGAGGGAAGAGGAGTTCGATAGGTCGTGCCTAGAGGAGTCGGCTCTGCCGTCTCTTCTAGGCGCTTCCTACGCAGAAGTGCCTTCAGCGGGCAAGGTCCGCCCCCTTCTCATCTTCGATGAGAACGTCGACCTCCTTGCTCCGCTGCACAAGTGCGTGTACTCGCACTTGTCGAAATTCTCCTGGCTTCTGCGCGGTCCTCCGACCGCCGAACGGATTGAATCTGTCTGCACCGAGGAGTGGCAAACATCAGTTGACCTGGTGTCTGCTACTGACGGGCTCAGCCACGCTGTAGCCCGGTGCATCCTCGATGCCATCTTCTTCCAAAGTGTGAGCGTCCCGCGCTCCGTCCGTCGTCTTGCGTACGCAAGCCTGACGCCGGTCGTCTTTGGGAAGGAGGGTGAGATACTTGGGAGGGTATCTCACGGACAGATGATGGGTGCGTACCTCTCCTTTCCCCTTCTCTGCCTCCAGAGTTACGTGGCCGCGCGTTGGGCGTCGCGTGACTCTGGCCGGTCC